CGGTAGCAGCGGCACTGCCAACTTGTACATGGCTTCGGTTAACACCGGCACTTCAGCGGTTCAGACTTCCCCCGCCACTATTGCAGCGGCTACTTCAGGTTTTTATGACAGCATTGGCACAACTGATGCAATTATTTACGGTACTTTTACCGCAGCTACTGCCGATGCTACTGCCGGTACGATTACTGTCACTGTTGAGTACATCGTTCGTGACTCTGACGGTTCTGCTAACCCAACCGCTACGCAACAGTAATTAATCTCAGGGGCTTCGGCCCCTGCTTCATAGGAGATTGATTATGAATCAGACACCTGTAAAACAGGCACATTTAAACGGCAGCGGGTTCATGGTGCTTGGGCGTAACCGAGTTAGGGGTATCTCGTTTACGGGATCAGCTACTACCGGTTTTATTGCTCTTTTTGATACCACCACAGCGCCAGTAACAACTGGAACCTATGGTCGTTCAACCACTACTGTTACCGTTACGCAGACCGCGCACGGGTTAGCAACGGGCGATGTAATTGGTATTGACTTTGCGGCGGGTACAGGGGGCACAGCCACTAATGGAAACTATCCAGTTACGGTCTTAACCTCCAGCACGTTTACCATTACAGATATTAACTCTGGCTCCATTACAGCAGGCGCAGCAATGGTGTACGCAAGCCGTTGGTTGTTGTCTTACGATGTTATTGCTACGGATGTTTTTAATAACGCCCCCATCATTCCTGAAGATGGAGTTTTGGCGTTTGATGGTATCTACGCGTACATGTCAAACGTAGTTGCAGCAAATGTCTACTATGGCTGATAAGAGCTTTAACTTGGTGGGACGCAAGATTATGCTTGCGATCCCATGCTATGACGGCAAGGTCAATATTAAGACTGCGTTTGCCATAGCACAACTCGTTCCCAAGTTAGATAAGATGGGTGTCCAGATTCATCTGGCGCACCTGTCTGGTTGCTCTATTATTTCTAAGGCGCGTAACAAGCTGGTACGCAACTTCATGGATACAGACTGCACTGATCTATTGTTTGTAGATGCAGATGTAGTAATTAACGTAGAGGCCGTAACTCGCTTACTAGCTTTATCTACTGATAAAGATGTAGTGGCTGGTACATATCCTCGCCGCGCTACAGATGCTAAGTTCTTCCTTGACTTTTACTTGGATGAACACAAACAGCTAGAGTTTGATGAGAATGGCTTGATGCGCGTAGAAAGTGTGGCCACAGGGTTCATGCTTATCCGCCGCCATGTTATTGAACATCTAATAGAAAATCATCCTGAGTGGGAATATGAAGGAGATGGCGATGGTGAGACTGAATACGCTATCTTTGACTTCTTGTTAATTGATGGTAAGTACATTGGTGAAGACTATGCATTCTGCCGGCGTGCTAGGGAGCATGGATTTAAGATTTATCTAGATCCAATGATTAGCTTGCCGCATATTGGTAGCCAGGAATTTACTCGTAACTTTGAGCAAGATGCTTTGCAGCCACTCCTAAAGGAGCATGCTCGTTTGCATCTGAAAGTAGCAAATGGCTAAGAAAACTCCATCCCTTGCAGTAGGCCGTGGCGAGAAGCTACCTGTCTCTAAAGGGGCTGGGTTAACAGCAAAAGGTCGTGCTAAATACAATGCTGCAACAGGTAGTAACCTAAAAGCTCCGCAGCCAGAAGGTGGTCCGCGTAAGAAATCGTTCTGCGCTCGTATGTCGGGTATGCCTGGACCAATGAAAGACGAGAAGGGCAAGCCTACCCGCAAGGCGGCTTCTTTAGCAAGATGGAAATGTTAAATGGATTTCAATTCAGCATGGTCAGCAGCGCTGACTTTTGTAACTGGTGCTTTGGGATTTCTTTTAAAAGAGAAATTTCAAGAATTAAAACGGATAGATATCTTGCTCAACAAAACGCGAGAGGAAATTGCCCGTGATTACACTACTCAAGCAGAAGTGCAGCGCGTTACTGACCACATTGACCAAAGGTTTAATCGCCTTGAAGCAAAAATTGATCAGCTTATTCAAGCGGGGAAATGATGCCAAGTCATAACGATAAACAACATAAATTCATGGAAGCGATAGCGCACTCGCCATCGTTTGCCAAGAAGGTAGGAGTTCCACAATCTGTGGGGCAAGATTTTGCAAGCGCGGACAAGGGCCGCAAATTTTCTAAAGGTGGTGATACTATGGCTACAAAGATGAGCAAGTTTGAAAAGATGGGCAAAGACGTTGAAAAGCGCGGCATGAAAGAAGGCTCTGCTAAAGATATGGCTATGGACCGCATGCAAATGATGGGCATGAAAAAAGGTGGTGGCGTTAAGAAGATGGCTTCTGGCGGCTCAGCTTCTTCACGCGCTGATGGAATTGCCTCTAAAGGCAAAACCAAAGGTAAAATAATTAAAATGAATATGGGCGGGAAAGCCTGTTAAGGACTAATCATGGCTAAAGATTACGAATACCCAGACTCCACTCCGGTGGATGAGCCTGTGGCTAAGAAGCCTAAGCCGGCCCCTAAGCCTAAGCCAAAACCTACAATCTACCCAGATTCAGTTCCTGTAGATGAGCCAGTTAAGCGTATGGCTAAAGGTGGTTCTGCTTCTTCTCGCGCCGATGGTATTGCCCGACAAGGCAAGACCCGTGGCAAAATTTGCTAGGAGATTAACATGATGGCAAGCAGAGGAATGGGTGATATATCCCCATCCAAAATGCCCAAAGGTGTGCGTAAAGCCCGCCGGGACAACACTGACTTTACAGAATACGCTAAAGGTGGTGAAGTCTGGGACAAGGCTCGGCCAAAAAACTTAGGTCCATCTAAGCCATTAAGCTCAGCAAAAAAAGCCAAAGCTAAAGCTTCAGCTAAGGCTGCTGGTCGCCCGTATCCAAACTTAATTGACAATATGAAGGCTGCGTAATGTCTACTACCGGTACCACAGCCTTTAATCTAGAGTTTACGGAACTTGCTGAAGAGGCTTGGGAGCGGGCTGGGCGCGAGATGCGCTCAGGATATGATTTGCGTACAGCGCGTAGATCTCTTAACTTGATGACCATAGAGTGGGCTAATCTCGGCCTAAACATGTGGACCATTGAGACTGGTACCATTACCCTAACGCAGGGTCTTAACACCTACGCCTTGCCTACTGATACGATTGATTTACTAGATCATGTCATTCGTACACAACCAAACGTAGCGTCAACCCAGGCTGACTTAAGTATTACCAGGATTAGCGTATCAACGTATGCAACTATCCCAAACAAGCTTACTCAGGGCCGGCCAATCCAAGTATGGATCCAACGTTTGTCTGGTGAAGTTGGGCCAACTTCTGCTACTTTAAGTGGCTCTATTACAGCTACGGCTGACTCCATTACCCTTAGTACTGTTGTAGGCTTGGCTGGATCAGGTTACATCCGTGTAGACAGTGAAGATATCTACTACACCTACATATCAGGGAATACCCTAGGTGGTGTTTTCCGCGGCCAAAATAACACAACTGCAACCACTCACACAACTTTAACAGCTGTTAAAGTTCCCCAGTTACCTGTTGTTACAGTTTGGCCTACTCCCGATGGGTCACAGACTTACCAATTTGTTTACTACAGGCTGCGCCGTGTTCAAGATGCCGGCAAAGGTGTAGAGACAGCCGACATGAATTTTAGGTTCTTGCCTGCTGTAACTGCTGGCTTAGCTTACTATATAGCCATGAAAGTACCAGAGTTAATGGGCAGGCTGGATATGCTTAAAGCTGTTTATGAAGAGCAGTACAAGCTTGCAGCCGGCGAGGACCATGAAAAAGCTACGCTACGTTTGGTGCCTCGTATGTCATTTATTGGTGGGGGTGGCATGTAATGACTTCACCATATGCATCTGGCAAATATTCAATTGCCCAATGTGATAGGTGTGGGCAGCGTTTTAAATTAAAACAATTGAAAATTGAGGTTATTAAGACTAAACTCTATCAATTGAAAGTTTGTGAAGAATGTTGGGATCCTGATCAACCACAGTTACAGTTGGGAATGTATCCGGTTAACGATCCCCAGGCTGTGTACCAGCCTCGCCCGGACATAACATATGTTGCTGGCGGATTGAATGGATTGCAGATAACAGCTGGTGGACAAGGTACGCCAACTAGTGGATCTAGGGATATTCAATGGGGTTGGTATCCAGTTGGCGGGGCTAGCTATTTTGATGTAGGTTTAACACCCAATTACTTGGTAGGAACCACAAGTGTTGGTACAGTAACGGTTTCATAGGAGTCCATAATGGCTAAAGAAAACATGAAAAGTGACACGGCGCAAGACAAGGCCATGATTAAAAAAGCATTCAAACAGCATGATGCTCAAGAACACAAAGGCGGCAAGGGCACAACCTTGAAGCTTAAAAAGGGCGGTCCTACTACGGATGATCGTATGCGTATGGGCCGTAATATGTCTCGTGCAGCTAACCAGAAAACGGGGTAAATCATGTCTTACAGTATGAAAAAAGGCGGCAAGGAAGTTGGCCAAGCCAGCGTTTATGCAGCGCCTCACACAATGGATGGAAAAGCAATGTCTGCAAAAGGCAGTGAAACGTTCCCTCCCAATTTAAGTAACCCTGATACGCTTGATATGACGTTGAATGGATTTAGCAATAAGCGTCCATCACCTGCCAAAACTAGCGGCATCAAAATCCGCGGCACTGGCTGTGCTACTAAAGGTGTAATGGCTAAGGGCCCAATGGCATGAACTACTCTGAACTTTCGTCGGCAATACAAACTTATACGGAAAATAACTTTCCGACAATTACCGTTGTTGGTAGTTTGTATACGGCTGGAAGTTTTATTGTTGGTTCAAGCTACATAATTAATACTGTTGGTACAACTAGTTTTACATCAATTGGTGCTTCTTCCAATACCGTTGGAATAACTTTTACTGCTACAGGGGTAGGCACTGGGACTGGTACAGCAGCATTAATTACAACGTCTACACAAACAG